ATCCCGTAGCCATGTGGCAAACCTCAGTGCTTGCCACATGGCTAACCTCTCAGAACGCGCCGATCAGCAACAGAGGGCTCTCGCCGGATGCGTACGGATCGCCATTATAGAACAACAGTGCGTTGTAAGGTTGGTCAGTACCTTGGGCTATCCGATACCCACCTTTTAGAGCGGGCTTGTGCGCAGGATTTAACTGCTTCCGAATTCTCTGAAGCTCGGCAGTGCCAAGTTGGACCGTGCGAAATTCCTCACCATAACGATAGATAACACGACCGTCCTCATAGAGCGCAAACTTTGGTGAGTCCGAGCCAATGACACTTTCCCATGGGTCACTCTCAATGAAGACGATCTCCGGCAGCGGTTCGGAGCCATCCCGCAGCTTCGAGAGCAGCTTTGGTCGTTCAAAGAATCGCACGTCATCGAGAACAGGCGTTATTCTGCGCGCGCCGGCGCTTTTATCATCTTCAACCGCGCAGCCGCAAAGCATTAGGCTTAACAGTACAATACGAAGGAAATTTCGCTTCAGCATAAGCAACCGTCGTCCGAAAGGGGGCGCTTCGCAAGCAGCAATTTCTGTGACAAATCTCCAAGCCGACGTCTCGTGAAGGGGCGGTCGCGGGCGTTCTGATAAAGGATGGTGAATGGCCGCTTTGTCGGCGTGTCCGGAACGGCAGGTATCAGATTAAAATTCTGAAAATCTGCCATTCCGCTTTGGCGGGGCTAGCGGTCTGTCCGCTACGTGCTTCAGGTGCGGGTTTTCTTCTCGATCATCCACTCTACTATCGTAAGCGCAATTAGCGTCGCCACGAAGCAGATGAAAATGCCGTTCTCGATAGCCGGGCCGATATGAACCAGTTTCCAGTAGGATGCCGCAAAGATTGCGGCGAAGATCAGACCCATAGCACCGATAATTTGCCGAACCGCTCCCATGCCCAAATCCCTAATGGCGTCATTCAGCGGGCAAATTGAGTGATGGCGTGAAAGTCCGCAAGGGGGCGTTTCCGGGCTGACCGGAATGAAAGGCAGAAATGCGGATTGCGACTAAATCATTATCCGTTGCGATGGATTTTCCGCAGACGAACCGTCAGCATAAATGGCCAAATTGTGATCGTCGCCCATATGGCAAGAAAGACCGGGACGAACAGCAGGAGTGCCAGCCCGGTGCCGAATTCGTGCTCTATCCCAGTCCAATCGTGAAATGTGAGCCATAGGCCAAACCAAAGCGGACCAAGGGCGATGCATCCGATTATCGCCGTCCGGTACTTTCTGGCGGGCAAGAACCCTACAAGCACCGCTAGACCAAAGACGGTCGCGACGAATATGTATGGAGGGCTTTCGAACATCCCACGATGCTACCGTGGCGATTGAAGGTCAGCAATGTCGGCGGGTCCGGACAGGCGGCTCTCGGATTAAAATCGTGCAATCCTGCCGTTCCGGTTTCGGCCGTGCGGATGCGCGCCATTCATGACGGAAATGGGTGGGAAGCGGACATTGCTACAGTCCGTCATTTCGGCCAAGATTGTGAGATGGAACACTCGTCGGCGCGGCAAACACTCTTCTGTCAATCGTGCTTGGCGCATATTGCCGGTCTTTCGGCTGTCAGCCTCTACGGGGCTCGGGGTGTCGCTGACATCACCAGCAGCATTTTGGCGGCGTTCCTCATCGGCGGCTTGCTTTCAATACCGTGGTTGATTGTTCTCGGCCTTTTAATCTGGAAGGCAGGTGCGTGGCTGTCCGAGCACATCATTGCCTTCTGCTTAGTCGGTCCGGCAGTAGTATGTGGAAGCTGGCTCCTGCTCCTCGGCACCCCCATGCTCGACGCTGTGGGCTTATCCTGCGGGATCTCTTCGGCGACGGTCCTCGCGATGCGGTTCGTGCCTCGGTGGTGGGCGCAACCTTCTGCTCAATGACTGCAAGGGGGCGTTTTCTGCCGTTCTCGGGTAAGTACCTGGTGTGTGATGCCGACCACTAAGAGGCTTTGACTCGAAAAGGCCCGAGGCATGTTGGTGCCTCGGGCTTTCAAGTTCGGGTTGCCTTGCGCTCTCGCGCAGATGGGTGGCCTTGAATGGTAACAGAGTTACTGGCTCAGGACCGACGACGAAATGCCGCAAGTCTGGAAAGCGTGATCTTGGTGGGGGTCGTGATCTTTGAAACGAAGAGGCCGCCCCTTGCGACACGGGCGGCCTCTAGTCCGGTGCGACTCGGGAAAATCAGCACAGGACACTGCCCCTGCGACAGTGCAGAGTTAACTTCTTGCAACGGCGGTTGTTCCCGACTTTCGCCATGATATCTTTCACATGGCTGCGGCTGCACGGAAGGACGTGCCCCACGCTTGAAGATCGCGAAGGCGGTCGGGCCGAGTGGAGCTGAAGGCCGTTTGGTAGCCGGTGTCGAGCCCGGTCCGCAGCTACTACAAAAAAATGGGCCACGCAGAGAGGCATTCGGCCACGAGGCCTAGTTGCAGCATGAAGTGTCCGACCGACACGGACTGCTGCCAAGGTGGCGATCAATCACCCTGATTCAGGCGCGCCTCTGCATCATGCGCCCGGATCGCATCCACCTTCGCCGCGCATTTGTTGAACGCCTTGATGTAGATACCCCGGCTCTCGATGATCGAGGCGACCGTCTCCTGCGGCACATCCTGTACGGTGCAGCGCTCCGTCAGCCCAGCGGGGATGCCCTGATAGACCGGCGGCGGCGCCGAGGCGATCTCACTTTTGCTGTTCGAGCAGCTTGCGAAGATCGGCAGGCAGGCGCTGAGCCATAAGGCGGCGGACCTCTTCATTGCTTTTCTCCAAGTCCTTGATCTGGGCGGCCGAGGCGGCGCCCTGCTGTTCGATGAGGGCCAATTTAGCTTGCAGCAGGAGGGAGTTTTTCTGCTCCAGCGCGCGGAGGCGGTCCTGCTCAGCGATGTGCGCAGACAACCCGTTGTTGGCGACGCCAAGCGCAGCGATCTGGTCGTCCTTGGTAGCGAGCTGATCATTCTGCCGCTGGATGTGCAGATAGCCCGCGATCGTCGCGCCGATGCCGCAGACGGCCAGAACCCCGACCATCGCGAATAGTTCGGACTTCCAGGGGGTCAGAAAGCTGATGAGCCATTTCACGGCCTGTCCTCCTCTTGAGCTTTCGCAGCCGCCACCCTCTTGTCGGTGTTGGCGCGCAGTTTGACCCCCAGTTTCTCGTAGACGATGCGTTCGAGCATCCGGATCGTGACGTTTGCTCCAAGCCATCCGAACAGGCCGACGATCGGTCCGGTCCACAAAGGATCGAGGCCCATCGCCAGGCAGAGCAGCATGACAAGGAAGCCAACGAAGCCGGACGAAACAGCCTCGGTCATGGCCCGCAGCCAGTTCAGCTTATTGCCCTTGTCGTGCTCGCGCATGGCGTGCCCTAGAAGGCCGCCGACTGCTGCAAGCAGGGTGTAGGCCGCTGCCGTGAGCCAGTCGGATAGCGAGAAGTGTTCCATGTGCCCCCGTTGCGGCTCAGCGAGCCCATTCGCCGGTCTTGCCGTGCAGCCAGGTAAGGAACTGGCCCACGGTCTTGCCCTTGAGGATCGAGGGGTTCGCATTCGTCGCCGCGGCGCCCGCGATCTCGTCTGCACGCGCGTCAACGTCGGCGGCGACAACCTTGGCCGCCGTGCCTGCGCCGAAGAAGTGCGCAGCGTAGAGCGAGGCCTTGTTGATCGGGATGCCCTTGGCCTTCAGGATCGTGACGTTCTTCTCGGTGAACGTCTTGGCGCGCGCGGTCTGCTCGCTCTCCGGCGGGGTGAGGCCGCCGAAGGCCTTGCTGGCATCCGCGCCCCACTTGCCGCCTTCGCCGATCCAAGTCGCCTTGATGAACTGGTAGAGGCCGGAGGCGCTGGAGGTGTTCGCCTTGATGTACGGACGATTGCCGCTCTCGATCTTGGCAAGCATGGGCCAGTAATCGTCGGGGATGCTAGTCGTCGCGGACATGCGCTCTGCTCCGAATGCGTCGAGGAGGTTGTCCAGGGCAAGGACGTTGCCGGGATCGTTGAACAGGCCGGGCCGGGAGATGGCGCGGACGGCATCGAACGCCGCTTTGCGAGGGTCGGACACGGCGATCAGCCCTCGGCATGGGCGTCGACGATCGCCTGAATGCGACCAATATCGCCGTCGATCAGGTTGCGGCCGCCGGTGAGAACGCTGATGATGTTCTTCGCCTGCTGGTATGCCACGGTCTGTGGGGACATGTTCGCGATGCGGGCTTCGAGGTCTTCGGCAAGCGTGGCGACCTTACCGGCGCGGAGGTCGGCAGCGACCAGCTTGGAATCGTCAAGCGACTTGATGTCGCGCTGGCGCTGAAGCTCCGCAATCTGAGCGTCGATTTCGGACACGGTCTGATCAGCCATGGTTCGGTTCCTGGGGCAGAGGCATGGGGATGGGCGGGGCGATCGGCGCGTCATCCGCCTCCACGCCGTCCAGCTCGTCGAGTGTGTCGGCGATGTTGATCGGCATCACGCCGCCGAGGAGGTTGACGAACAATCGCGACTTACACCCCGGAACGGCGTCCCCTTTCACCTCACGGCGCCCGGAGATCAGCGAGCGCGAGAAGAACATGCGCCCTTCGTTGTAGGGGGCGCCGAAGATGGGGGCGCCATTGTCCGCGGTGGCGATAATAGCCCCCTCGATATGGCGGACCTCGATCGCGTTCACGATCGCCATGCTGTCGATGACGTTCTTCTTCACGAACCCGTATTGGTCCGAGAGCTGATCGAGCTGTTGCCCGAAGCCCATGTCGTAGACCACAGCGCACGGGTTCTCGCCGTCACACGGCTTGATGACAGCGATGATGCATCCGGCCGGGATCTCAAGCCGCTCACCGGCGGCCGTCTTGAGGTGCAGCATGAAAACTCCTTCCGCCCGAGCATGTCAGAGGGAGGGCTGGCGAATTACCGCCGTCAGTAGTTGGTCACGTCGAGCAGGTAGCAGATCGCTGCGTACTCATAGTCTGGGGGCAAACCGGCACCGCCGGGGTAGGGGCCAGAGGTCCCGCCGGTAATATTCTCAGCCCGCAATTCGGTGGCGGTGAAGTACATTTGACCGATGACCACGCTGTAATTCGACTGTGGTGGATCATCCGGGCCCGATGGGACTGAGAACGCAAATCCTCGGGTGCCGCCGAAACTCATGACGGCATAAGCCCTGCTGGAGCTGAGGCCGTTGACTACCACCGCCGCGCCGCTGGACGGAAAATAGCTTCCTCCGCCAACGATCTTCATGACCCGAAGATCACTGCGAAACGTGATGGCGCCCGTTGACGGATCGCGCACTACATGTGCCCATGCGGCAATCGATGTCGCGGACGGCGGGATATCGAACAAATACCAGGTGAAGGACCCTGTTCCGATCACCCTGAAGGTGAACGTGCCGCCGCTGGCCGCGCAGGATATAACCATCGCGCGGGACGTCCCGGTTGCCCGAACCGCCAGCACTGGCGAAGTCCGACCCGAGAAGGTCAAGAGCGCCTCAATTCCCGTGAATGAAGACGTGCCCTTCTGGACAAACGTCAGGTTCTTGTAGGTGCTATCGATCTGGATGGTGTTCGATGAATTGCGAACGCGTCGGCCCCAGACCATCAGTAGACCCCGTAGATAATCGTGCAATCGATCCCGTAGGGGTTCGTCCAACTGAGCGTCGTACCGCTGACTGTGACGCTGGCCATGAACACGCCGGTATCGAGACGCCCAGCTTTTGGCACGGTGAGAAAGAATGGCGCGCCCTGGGAGAAGCCGGGCACATTGATCGAACCGGCGCCCGTACCGGAGCTGGTGATCCCCAGCACCCGACCTAAACGATCCGTGAAGTCGGTCAGAATCTCGCCAGTGACCGGATGGCGGGTTCGGAAGCCCCAGGCCATCAGGTGATCCAGCCTTCTTCGATCACGCGAATGCCATTGAAGAGGATGTATTCGGTGGTCCTGCCGCTGCTGTCGACGGTGATGTATTTGCCATCAGATCCGTTGCCGCCCGGCGGGATCATCTTGAACCTATCGGCGCGGATCGTGAAGTCGGCTCGCGCGCCGTTGTTGTTCAAAGCGATACCGCTGACGTAGCCGTTTGCGTCGATCTCCACACCCCATCGCCCCATGATCGAGGTGATGTTGTTGTTGATCGTCGTGATCGCCGTCTGCTGCTGGGTGATCGTTACGCCTTGGGTGCTGACGGTGGTCGAGAGTGAGGCGTATTGGGTGGTCAGGGTGGAGAGGGCTTGGAAGGTCTGCGTGATCGAGGCTTCGGGCGAGAAGCGTGACCACTGCGAGCCATATTCCAGCTTCGCCCGACGGAACCCGATGGGCTGATTGCTGCGTACTGTACCAAGGATGATGCAGTAAAGCCGCGTTGTTCCGGTCGGAACAGTGACAGAAGTGGCTATCAGCGAACGGCGAGTGTCATCATTGCTGAAATCAAAGTCACCCCCGGCCGACCGTATCGGGCCATCAAGAATAACGGTTCCGCCCGCATTTACGCATTGCATTTTGCAGTACACGTCAGATGTGCCAAACGACAGCGGGTCAACGGAAAGTGTGTAAGTTCCTCCAACAGTAGGATTCTCAATTGGATTAAAATAGAAATTCTGGAATCCATTGACACTAGTTGTAGCGACAGGCCCCCATGACTGACTGTTGCTGAATATAAAGGCGCCCGAATTAGCCACGCCGGTGACAAATCCGTTCTCAAGCCCACCATTTGGCAGCAAGTTTGCACCAGACGCCGAAACGCGGGTGGTCAGCGTGGCGACATTGGTGTTCAGCGCCGTGATTGCAGTCGCATTCTGCGTGATCGACGCGCTTTGCGCTGACACAGTGCCCTGCAGCGACGCGATGTTCTGGTTCGCCGTCGTAATCGCCTGCGCATTCAAGGTGACATTGGAGTTTGTCGTGCTGAGGTTCGTGGTCAGCGTCGCGATCTGCCCCGCCTGCGTCGACGAGGCCGTCTGAAGCTGCGTGATCGATGCGCTGTTCGCCGTTACGGTCTGGGACAGGCTTGCCAGCTGCCCGGCCTGATTGTCGGCCGTAGTCAGGATGCTCTGGATCTGCGCGGCCTGATCGCCCTGCGTGGTTTGCAGGATGGTGATGTTCTGGCCGTTGGCGAGGATATCGGCCTGCGCCTGCGTCAGAGCTGCCTGTGTGGCGGCCGCGTCCGTCTGGAGGTCTGCGATCGTCTGCTGGGCAGCGGCGATGTCGATCTCGGCCTGGGCGACGTCGGCGTCCAGTTCTGCGAGAAGGTCCTTCTCTTCCTGGTTTGCACCGTCGGTTGCGCCGGGTTCGGCGGGACGCAGATCGTCGATCGGGACGCCATCGGCATACTTCGGCTCCACCACGTCCTGATAGATCGGGTTCAGATAAGGATCGTAGCTGGTGGGCTGGACAGGCTGGATCGCCGGGCGCTCGTCGCGGTCCCAGAGGTAGATGTCCGCGTTCTCGACCTGCAGGACCATCGGGACTTGGCCGTCGACCTGCACCGCCGTCTCGACGACGCGGAACAGCTTGTTCGTCCAGCCCAGCGCGCCGAAGGTGAGGCGGATTACGTCGTTCTTTTGGACCTTCCATGCCCGGTAGCTGAAGGTTGCGGTGAACCGGCCCGAGTAGAGCATGCGCGCGATGCGCTGCTTGACCAGGCGCTGCGCCTGCGATGCGTCCTGCACCGTCTGGAAATCGACAGTCTCGATCCGGTCGATGCCGTCGAGGCTGGCAATCCGCACTTCGGGGAAGTCCACCGCCTGATAGAGCGACGTGGTCGAGGGATCGATGAAGGTCCCGCGCACAACGTTGTACGTCTCGTCGAGCGGCGCGGTCTGGTCCCAGGTGAAACCGCCTAGGATGTCGTCATCGTTGAAGTCGGCGATCGGGGTTGCGAGGTCGTTGTGCAGGACCGTGATGCGGATCTTGCCGTCCACGTCGTCCAGCTCGGCATTCATGGCCGCCTTGAGCTGGTCCAGCACGGTGCCGGTGGCGTCTGCCTCGGAGAACACGCCGTCGGACCGATACCGGGGCTGGGTTCCGCCCGCTGCCAGCGTCACCGGCTCATCACAGAGGTTCGCAGCCGTGATGAAGCTGGCGAGGTCGATACGCGCGGCGGGGATGCCCTTGCCGACGGCGAGGCGCCACTCGTTCGTGGCCGGGTTCTTGATGCGCCAGCCCAGCAGATACCAGAGCAACTGGAGCGCTGGGTTGCGGCTCGCCGCGTCGTTCCATACCCAGGTCGTCTGGTCTGCGGCGCGGTGGGCGCCGGACCCGCCCGCGACGGTGCTGTCCAGGCGGGGGTCATAGGTCGGCGCGCCCTTGCCGATGATCGTCACGCGGGTCGGGATCGACTGGGCAAAAGGGCTTTCCGCCTTCTTGCTGTTACCGGTCAGCTTGAAGCGGAAATAGACATACGACAGGCCGGTGTAGCGCCGGGTCGCACCCATGCGCGCGCTGAGGTTGATCGCGTTCGCCGCCGAACCCTCAAGGATCGGGGTAACGGTGAGATAGCCCGCGAAATCGCTGGTGACGCCACCGGAGGACGACCATGCTTTCTTGTCGTCGAACCAGATCTCTTCGATCGCGCTGGCCTTGTGGCTCGACGTGACGACGAAGCGGTGCAGGTACTCCTGGTTGTTGGAGAACTCCTGGTCGCGGATGTCGGTGGCCATGGCGGTCCGGCCGAGGACAAACTTACGCGGCGCGCGCGGGTCCATGCTGACGGACAGGCGATCGGTGGATTCTGCTGAAGTGGCCGGTGCTTTCGGGCGCGAGAGCATCGACGCGCCGAGCGAGACGACACCGGCGACAGTCGCGATGGTGGAAGCCGCAATTGACGCACCGAATGCGGTGAAAAGCATGGTGCCGCCAAGGGCTGAACCGATGCCGGATGCTACCAGCGCAACGCCAGCGACGACGCCAGCGATCTTGCCGACGGTCTTGAAGACCTTTTTACTCATTCGCCGACGCCCCACGTATGGGACCACTCGGCCCGGTCGACCCGATAGAGGCCGTCCACCCCGTCACGCTCGCCGATGAACAGCGCGGCGCCGCCGATGCAGATGCCAACAGCGCCGTCACTCATGACCACATCGCCCCGCCGCGCGTAGCCGATGGGCTTGGGCGGTAGCAGCGTATCGAACGTGGACTTGAGGTCGCCCGCGCCGTAGCGCTTGAGGGCGCGGGCCGATCCTGCAGCCGTGCTGTACTTGCCGCGGAACGGCGCGGCGATGTCCTCGCCCGTCATCGCAAGCACCGCGTCCGCCACCAACAGGGCGCAATCGAGCGCTCCCCAGGCGAAGACAGCATCGTCCATGAGCGGCGCGAGGTAGGCGCTGAGGCGCGCCTCCCAGTCGGGTAGGCGGTTCAAGACAACGCTCCTGCGGTCTTCCAAAGGTTCGAGCGCCCGGAGGATTGGGCGAGGGGGGTGGTGTTGGAGGTTGAGGTGCCGTTAGCGATCGCGATGGCAGCGACAGCGGACAGGTCGCCGGGGTCGAACAGCTCTTGGTCGAGATAGGTCCGGTTGCTGGCCTGGTTGAACGCAGAGAGGTAGCCTTCGATCGACAGCCGAATGACCTGCTCGCTTGCATCACCCTCGATCGACAGCGAGGTCATGTAGCCGGTGTAGTAGTGCTGGATGGCGCCCTGCTGGCTGCCGTTCTCGTCGCGAATCATGCGCCAGAGGAAGGCGGGGCGACCCTGCCATTTGCCCTGGTCGCCGATGATGTTCAGCGTCTCGTTGTCGATATCGCGCAGGCCGGACAGGCTGCATTCCAATTGATCGGAGCCGCCGGACTTCGCCTGCACCGATCCGATGTCGACGAACTTGCCGTTGGTGCCGATGAAGGGCTGGCCATTCATCTCGGGGAACGCGGTGCCGGTAACTGTCACGTCGTACCCAAGCGTGTTGAAGCGCACCGGATTGTCGTCGATGTCGAGGAACACGAAGAAGCCAGGGCGGATGACATCGCCATCGAGGGCGGCGGACGCGGCTGCGTCGGGGCGGCTCACAGGGCCTCCTCCGCGGTGATCGCGAAGACGGTGACGCCGTTGCTCGTCTTCCAGCCCTGGCGGGAATTATCGAACGAGGCGTGCAGGTACGGGGCGATGGTCTCGACCGTCGTGCCCTCGGCGGGAACTTCCATTAGCTCGGGCACGAACGTAGCCGTTCCTTGCCCGGCGCCGTTGGTCACCAGGTCTTCGGTCAGCATCACAAGCCGGTGGTGGCCGGAGGGAAGGGGGACCGTCATATAGTTCCCGCCTTCCAAGACGGTGGCGTTCGCGGGCAGGCCTTGCAGGGGGAGGGTGGTCAGCGGGGTTGCGTCCGCCCGAACGGTCGGGTTCGTGCCCGTTCGCTGGCTGCACGCCACGGGGAAGCGAAAGCGGTGGACCGGTCCGCGCAGCTTGAGGAAGAACAGCCGCCACGGGCGCTCCTCCTCCTCGGTGGTGATATCGACCTGGGCGCTGGCGTACCACTTCTGCGCGCCGGGCATGCCGCTGACACGGCGGCGGCCCGTCCATTCCGAGCGGTTGACCTGAAAGTTCTGGTCGAGCTCGATCTGCACGTCTTCAAGGTCACCGGGGGGCATGGGGATTTCGGCCATGCCGTGAGGGTAGATTTCCGATCAGCCTCGAATTACCGCCGTCACATGCGGGGGCGGGACATCGCCTTGAGATCGCGGGCTGCGAGCGCCCGGCCGCCTTGGGCGCCCTGGATCGCCGCCTCCTGCGCCATCTGGTTCATCTGGGCGAGTAGATCTTCGGTGACCACGGCGCCACGGAGATCGAAGTGCAAGGCTTGGGCTACGGTGCCGGTAGTGCCCGCTACGGCAGCGCGAACGTCGGTCATCGATGCCGCTGCCGTCGCGTTCAACTGGTGGTTCGGGACGATCGTGCCGTTGGTCGGTGCGCGGAATAGCTCGGGGCCGTTCTCGCCAACGAGATAGGTCTGGCCGCCGGACACCGGGCCGCCAGCAGCGCGCGCACCGGCGATCCCGAACAGCTTGCCAAGCCCGCCGAGCAGTCCAGGACCGCCGGACCCGCCGCCGAGGCTGCCAAAGATCGCCTGCTGCGCAGCAAGGCGGATGAAGTCGTTGATGATCGAGTTGAGAACGTCACCCGCCACGCCACCGAGGTGCAAGAACTCGGTCGTCGCATCGGCCAAGCCATCGGTCAGCCGATCGACGGCGTTCAGTTCAATGCCCTCGATCGCGTCGGTCATGTTGGCGGCTGTATCGCGCACTTGGCGGCGACGCTGTTCTAGCGGGGATTCATTCGCGCGCTTCGTGCCCTCGATCTCAGCAGCCTGGCGGCGCCGCATGTTAGCAAGCGCTTCGTCAAGGTCAGCAATCTGGCCGTTGGCGGCGGCACGACGGATGGCGGCCTCTTCCTCTTTGTAGGCAAGGTCGAGGATGCGCATTTCGACATCTCGCCGAGCCTCACGTGAGGTGACCAGCTGGGATTCGACCTGAAGCGTGTTCGCCTCGTCGCGATAGCGGGCGGCCTGCAATGCGGCGTCAGCTTCTGCGGCGCGGCGCTTCACCAGTTCTCCGCGCAGGCTGGCAAGCTCGCTGTTGATCAGGATGCGGCGGTCTGCCTCTTCCCGGCCGAGCTTCCCAAGCTTCACCTGCGTTTCGATATCTGCGACCTGCTGCTTGCGCTCGCTTTCAATGGCGTCGAGCTGGAAGCGGAGAACGTCTTCGGTGGCGGTGGCGAGAGCCGCTTTTGCAGCGTTGATGTCGTCTTCAAGCTGGGCGGATTCACGGACGCTGACCGCCTCGTCGCGGATCGCGCGCAAGCGCTCCTGCTCAGCTTTCCGCGCTTCGGCCTCTGCCTTGCGCTGGGCTGCTTTTTGCTCCGAGGTGCTAGGGCCAGGATTATACTTCGGGGCTGCCGCGGTTCGCAGACTGTTGCCGTTGCGATCGAAGTATCGATTGATGAGATCGTTGGCCGCGCGCTCACCCATTTCGCCGCGGCTTCGCGCCTCCGAAGCTGCACTATCGCGCCGATAGCGCCCCTCAAAATTTGTTCTACCTGATTCGATGCCCCAAAGGTTTTTATTGATCCAGCGCTCAACCCCAGATTCACCGCGCGAAGACCAACCCGTCAGATTGTCCAGATCTCGCCACTCTCGCCCCATGTCAAAGTTGAGGTTGTCGCCGCCAGCCTGCTCTTTCACGAAGTTGAAGAAACGGCGCGCCTCTTCGAAAACGGGCTCGAACGCGCCCACCAAACCCTCAATGCTGGCCCTGACTTGGATACCCATTTCCACAGCATCGGCCTCCAGGTCCTTGAAGCCATTGCTGCCGTCGGTGATGAAATTGGCGAGAGCGGTCGAGAATTGGCCGCCGCGGTCGAAACCCCCGAAGGTAATGATGGCGGCGTTTCGGACCTGCGTCATCGCGTCTTCGAAGCTGACCGGAAGACCGCGAAACTCCGCATCGATGCCTGCGGTGAACTTGGTGTTCGTCAGGGCATTAAGCAGCTTGTCGGAGGTCAGTTTACCTTCCTCGCCCAGCTGCTTGATCGCCCCGATGGGAACACCTAAACTATCGGTGAGCAAGCGGGCAAGGCGCGGTGACGCCTCCAAGATGCTGTTCAATTCATCGCCACGAAGGGCGCCGGCCGCAAGCGCCTGGCCGAATTGCAGCGTAGCTGATGCGGCTTGGTTGGCATCGGCGCCGCTGATTTTCAAGGTCTTCGAGAACGTCTCGGTTGCCCGCGCCGCCGCCTCTTGATCTGCGCCGAGTTCTTTCGCGCCGCGAGAGAAGTTGCCATAGAGCGCCGCCGTCTCTTCAAGGCCGGAGCGAGTGTCGGCAGCGATCCGTCGCACATCGGCTTGGGCCTTTGCGAATGAACCGAAGCCGGAGGTCGCAAGGCGCAGCTGCGCATCTAGGGATTTAGAGGCGTCGGCGAGCGACAAGAACTCACTGACGAGGGCGGCAGCCGAAACACCGCCGAGGATGCCGGTCAGGTAACCGCCGAACTGGCGAAAGCGGCTCTCGATTGCACTAAGCTGACGGTCGGTATTCTGCCCCGCCCGGCGCATTTCTCGTTCAAGCGCGTCAGTTCGGGCGATTAGCTCGACGATCACCTGTTCCGATACAGCCATTAGGAATCCCCATGTCCGCGCTTGATCGCGCGCTTCACCGCCTTATCGACCAGCTTGTTGACTTCTCGACGCTTGGCGTTCGCCGCAGGTGCCATGAATGGTCGGGCGGCCATCCGTGATGTCCCGAATTCCAAATATTCGGAGTACGGCGCGTTCGAGCTGACTTCGACCTTGAGGCGATCAGCGCGGGTCACTTCAATGTTGCCAGCAAGCGTGCCGGTGAAATTGTTTGGGGGCTGTCCTGGCTCAGAAGGGGTGTGCTGGTGGCGGCCGCCGCTTGTCCCAGACGCTGATCCCGCGGTGATGCTAACCTGCGCCTCAACGGCGATCATTTCGCCCCCCGCAAACAGTGCTTGCTCGACTTCACGCACAACCTCGTTGGACATTCGGTTGAGAATGGCCGAAATGCGACGGCGAGCCATTAGATCGCTGACCTCAGATAAAGCTCGGCAATCGCCGCGAGGGCTTCGTCAGGACCGATTGCAGCTTCTAGGCCACGATAGGCAGCGCCGATCGGAGAGCGGGAAAGCCGCAGGCGCTGTTGCGCCCACTTTGAGGAAGGAGAGGCTGACGAGTCGGCCAACGCGAAGCGTCCCGGCGCGGGGGCAGTGGCCCGCGCCTCTGCGAAGCGGGCTAGGGCGGTAGGGTCGACCATAGACATTGTGCCATGCTATTGGCCTCGACGGCACAAGATTACCGCCCTGGGAGACACCTCTTGATTCAGCTTATTGGTTGGCTCGGATGCCTTTATCTGCTCGTGAAGTCGCTGGAGATTGTGTCGAGCAGCGCGCACCGAACTGAGGATGGAAAGCTTAAGTCTGCCGCTCGCCTGGCTGCAATGCTGGGCGCGATCGGATCGGTCGTGTTCTTCTATTTAATCTTGTCTCATGGCTTCAGCGGACCAACCCCCAGCTCATATGAAAGCGATCAAGCCCCCGCCGCGAGCAGTCCCGATGTGATTGTAAACGACTGCACCGCTAAGGCGCGGACCGACGAAGAAATGAGGGCTTGCAACAGGTAAGGGCGGCCCTAGAGCCGCCCGCAGATCAGGCGGCCAAGCGTGTGCGGAAGTCCGGCTCGTAGATGCCGACAATCTTGCCGTGGGTGATGTCGCGGAGGTATTCGTCTTCGTAGGGACCATCCACGCGGCGCTGGAATCTACCATCTCCTTCGCCATCCGCGCCGACCAGTTCCTGTGCGGCAACGTGACCGACCCACCAGAGCGAGCGTTCCTCGAAAACGTCGCCGGTGCGGACGCGATCTGACCGAAGATCCATCTGGACGATCTGCCACTTCTGGCGCCAGTCGGACTTCCAGGTGATCGCGAACAGCTCGCCCTCGGCAGGATCGCAGTCGGTCGGGTCGATGACGACGAACTCACCGGCGCGGACATGGGGCAGGGTCTTGTCGTCGGGCACCTCGAAGGCGATGCAGCCCTCGGGCAGGTCGTTGTAGACGATGAACGATCGCAGGCCGGGCTGCTGCGGGGTGAGGGGGACGACGTTGTCCATCATGCGGCCTCCTCGATGCGGACGCGGAATTCCGAAACCCGCTCCTGGGCTTCGTCCAGGCGCATACGCCACGAGCGATAGCCGGACGATCGGCGGGCAGGGCGGTCGGACAGAAGGCCTCGCAATTCAGCTTCCCACCAGTTGAGCATGATGCCGAGGCGCTGAGCTTCGCGCGAGGGTGGGGGCGGCGTCGGCGAATTATCGTTGGCAGCGCGCACGGGAAAGGGTATGACGTTCGAAGCTATGATTGATCTCCATCGATTTGGTTATGAGCGGCGCGGGATCACTACTCCCGCGCCGTTCTTCGTTTAGGTGTTGGCGGCCTTCACGCGATCGGCCTCGTCGAGGTATTCTCGCATCCAGTGCCCGGCCTGCTCGCCGAACAGATCGGCGTAGAGTTCGATCTTCGCTTCCCTGAGTTCGTGCGGCGACATTTCGTGATCCTCGTCGTCGAGGAGGTCGAGATACTTGCCCATCAGTGGGCGCCGAGTTGCTTGGCGAAGTGCTGGATGCCCTTCGGCGTTACCCAAGTTCGCGACCGGGGCTTGTCGTCGATCAGGTCGGTCTTGACCTCGAACAGGCCGCGCTCGACGTACTGGCGGTAGGGGATGAGATTCCCGCCCTGGTAGAAGAGGTATTTGGCCTTGAGGCCGCCAATGAACTTGTTCGGCGGCTGATTGAGCACGCGAGCCGCGTTCTGGAGGCCATAGAGGCCGTCAGCGGAGGCGAACTTATCGTAGAACTCCGTCTTCGGCGCGTCTTCCTCGACCTTGTGCTCAAGGGCAACACGCTTTTCGCGTTCGACTTGCGCTTCGGTCTCAGCTTCCATTGCGAGCTGAATGAGCTGCATGCGCGAGAGGGTGGCAGGGTTGACCGACTGCGTTGATTCAAGCTCCTGCCAGCGATCGATGATGCGCTTGCGCAAGAGAACGTTGTATCCTGCGACGATCGTTAATGTGGCCGACTTGTCGAGATAGTACACCGGGTAGCTCTGACCGTTCTGAGGATTGACCTCAAACCGGCAAGTCACGCCACCAATGGGGGTCTCCCCAAAAAGCTGCACACCCTCAGATCCGCCCCAATCCAGCGAGCGCACGTCGATACCGCGCTCCATCTGCACCACAGCGCCGACATAGGCACGGATATCACGCAAGACGTGATCGTGCCGCTTTCCCGTGAGATCAGCAATCTCCTTGCTGCTCATCGCCTGGGGCTGGTCAGAGCGGCCGAAACCGCCTATCGTAATTGCGTTCATGTGAATTACCTTTCTCATGAAGGCCTCGAACCTGGTTCCTACGCCGAGTGGTTCGAGGCCGCTTTCTCCGCGGCGAGGCCGCTTTCCAAAATCGTGATCAGCTGCGCGTTAGCGGAGCGTCGGTGTGCCTGGGCCACCCTCTTGAGTTCGTCGCGCATACCCTCGGGGAAGCGGACGAGCATTTGATCAAGCTTCTGTCTTGCCATTCGATATTCCCTATATCTCCTACTGCGATAAGGCGTGTATCTCCTACTGCGATCATTGCGTCAAGGGGGGCTATCTCCTAGTGCGATAAAAAATTATCGAGGTTGGAATGGCGCAGGACACACCAAGCAGAAAGTTGGATCAGTATATCGTCCGCTTTCCCGACGGGATGCGCGATCGGCTCAAGGAAACAGCGGCCAGGAACAATCGCTCGCTCAACGCTGAGATCATCTCACGCCTGGAAGATTCGTTCGTCTTTGATGACTTCGGGTCTTCGACCGGCCTCGCAGCAGACGTGCAGGCACTCACCGACCGCCTCGAAGGGCTTCGGAAACGCCGAGAAGAAATGAAGACGGCAATGACCACGCTGGAAGGGCAGGCTATTGCAATGCAGGTCAACCTTGCCGCGCTTAGCTCGGAGGTCGTTTCGGCCGATTTAGAACTGCGAGCCCTAAAGGGATCGGTCCAAGACAGCGACCGGGCGAAGGGCAAGCTGCCTGAATGACCAAAGCCGAGAAGTGCCTGGAGCTAAGGCCTAAAACACGCTGACGGTCTGAATTGGCAAAATAAAACCGCTGAGAGCAGCTGTTGTACTGCGCTCAGCGGCGAAATCTAACTCAAGGTAAGCGTGCTTTAATCAATAGCATTTAAGTTCGTTGTTGATGATGAAGCACATGCCGCCGGCTCCGCCACCATTCTCACAATATTGAGAGAAGTCTGCAACGCACTGGGCTTCAGTAGCGTAGCCCAAGTATTCCCAGGTTCCAGCGCTGCATTGCTCTTGTGCGGTAGCAGTGCAGAGGCTCGGCGGGGTATGCTGCGCTAATGCAGACGTGCTAACTCCACCGACAAACGAGATCGCAACGAGATTCAGCATCGTCCGGTTAAGGAATCGGCTCATAATTATTCCCTTCGAATAATCTAGGAAATAAAAAACATGTCGTTGTAGCTTGGCGACGTCAACATGGTGCGCGCGATCAATTGGTTCCCAGTCAGTGTCTTAATGTGACGGTCGGGCTATACGGTCCCTGCCTATCCCGCAGAATAGGCTGATGTGCATTGGCTAACGTAGTTTTAATTCAAAAACTCAATGGATTTAGCCTTACAAAATTGTAATGGTTATTTGGCCTAGACTCGACTTTTACCCCTGCGCATAGGCCGCGAGCGTGCGGGAGGGGGATTACATGGACAGACGATCATTCATTGCGTCGCTGCTGGCGGCGGCCGTCATTGGCGTCAGCGCGGAAGAGCCTGCAGATGCAAGGCGCCGGTCAAGCCGATCGAGCTACCGTCGCCGTTCGGCGACTAGGCGGCGCAGCTCTGGCGGCTATTCCGTGCCTGCTGGCGCGCGCGGCGTAAGCGATGATGGTGAATGCTCCTGCCGCAGCGGCAAGGTGTGCGTAGGCCCGCGCGGCGGGCGATACTGCATCACAAGTGGCGGGAACAAGAGGTATGGGGTTTGAGGCTTCGCCTTGGTCGCGCTCGACTCCCCGATGATGGCTGATCCATAGTTGGGCATCGAATCAGGGGGTTGTATGGCGATCTTGAAAGTCCGGTACATCGATGATTTAGGGCGCCCGTCGGACCCTGTTAATGGCTATCCGTGCGTTGATCTGAGGATGAGTTTTCGGTCTCCGCATGACCCTGCTGGCAACCCCATCTCGCTGGAGGATGTGTTTCCAATCGTCGCCGTAATCGACACCGGCGCTCATATAAGTGGGATTGTGCCGCGCTGCATTCCGCATTGGGCTAGGGCAGAGATTGTCACAAAGTCGACCGGCGTCACTGGCGTTGGAACATCGAATATTTATCGGGCGACAGTCTATGTTGAGGATGCGAAGTGGATGGCGGCAGGGGTTCTTTTCGGGTCAATCTCGATGGAAAACACGCCGTTCGATGTCGTTCTGGGTCGAGAATTTCTCCGACACACGAGCTTCGATTATGATGGAGCTTCCGGCATTACCTGGCTGAAGGTGCCAACCGCGTAGCTGTGTGAACGAGGAAGTGGTTCCTCCGGTGGGAACAGGTGTGTTCGCTCGAATGATGCTGATTTCTTCAATGCCCACGATGCGCCTCCACAAACCTCCGAAGCCGATTAGGATCTGAGCCTGGCCTCCATAACCTGTCGCAGCTTGTCCGGATCGCCTTCGCTTCGGGGTTTCTCGCCCGGCGCCGCGTGGGCTTCGTTGTGGCTCTCCAGGCATTCAAGGTATTCGCCGAGCGCGAGATCCTGCCATATGGCGCCGAGACCCAGCGATCCGCAGTTGCTTAGGACTTGGCCGCGGTTGAACGGCGCGGCCTTTTCGGCTTTGGCGGGTCGTCCTTTTTTTTTAAGGCGACGCCCTTGATCGTCGAATGAAGGATATCCCAGGCGAGCAGGGCACACGCCTCGAAATGATCTTCCAGCGTGTCGTTGACCAAGCGGTTCGCGAGCACGCTGTCCACTGCGATCGCCTCGCCGTCTCGTTCTCCGGACTTCCCTGCCTTCAGTGCCTGCTCAAGGATGTTGTGGATGTCGCCCGCGAAGATCTTCGCGCCGGGGTATCGCGTGATATTCCCCTCGGCATCCAAGCCCATGCCTGCCGACAGTTCGTCGTAAATCTCGAATACCGAAACCGGGTATGTCCGCTTGCGAAGCGCTGGCGTGACCGGGCCGCTTTCCACAGCAAGGATGCCGGAAAGCGGCAGGCAGAACGTGAAGGTCCCGCCTGCGAACTGCCGCTGAATTGCTGTGCTCACGGGGTGGGCGCGCCCTCGGTCCAAATGCCGTCGCTGGCGAGCGAGATGTCGGCCGTGCCTTCATCGCCTCCGACGCTGTTATTCGCGCCGGTCAGGTTGAAGGGGCCAGTGATCACGTGGATGATCTCGCCTGCTGGCGTGCCGTTATACTGGCCGAGCTCGATCCGGAAATTGTTGCTGACGCCCAGCGCGTCCGCGTAGGTGCCGATATCCGGAATGTTGATTGCGCCGTTCGCAGTGATATCCATCTGCTTGCCGGTGGTGCGTGACCGGCGGTACGGCACAGTGCCGGGCGCGGCGCAGTCGCGACGGAATCGATCGCTTGCGTTGGCAACGCGGTTGATGGTCACCTGATCCATCCCGCAAAGGATGGTGAAGACTTCAGGGGTAGCGCCGTCGCCGATTTTGACGACTGCGAAATCAGCTTCGTTTGGAAGGCTCACGGCAAAACTCCAGCATTGTTCGCTGGAGCGTAGAGCGGGTCAGTCTTCGGATTTACCGCCGTCAATGGCGTGGAACCGGCGCCGCGCGCGATCCGCTTCCCACTCGGATTTGCTAGGCGCGTGAGCGTAGAGGATAGTTGCCCGCATCACGCGCGCGGCATCTTCGTCCCCGTCCTCTTCTAATGCGTCGGCGGCTGCCATTATGTCATTGGTGGACACTAGGTTGGATCGGATCATCTGAGTGACCAAAGCCATCACTACGCGTTCTGAGACCGGGACATCCATCCAGCGGAATTATCACCCCTGATAGGCGCGGGCAACAACCGAGGCCATGCCGTGATATGTGTCCCGTTCCGATCCGTCCTGGAGAAGAATCGAGTTCGTTACCACGAACCTGTAGCGGCGCCCGTCGACAGTGAACGCCCGATTCCGCAATGCCGCCACCACCGCTGAATTAAGACGTCCAGCATGGTCTCTCGCAGTTTCGATCGGTATTCCGCTCTCGGGATCGTCGTTCAGATATCTCGGCTTGGCGAACGAGTGCGCGCGAAAGCGAATTTCCGAACGCGCAGAACATCCATGTCCTTCAAGCGTGGCTTGGAAGCCATCGAGGCGCACAAACGGCCACGTAGGATTTTCTGAGACGGGATCGATCGAACCCGGCGCAACGATCTCGGCAAGCGGTGCATCTGCTTTCAAGCTGATGACGGCAGCCCGCTCACTTTCCCTGATCAGGTCGCTTGGCACGGGCAGTTGCCTCCTTTTTGAGCGCGCCAGCATTCCTAGCGGCGATCGCAACTTCGTTGCTCACTTCCATCTCGCCGACCGGGTAGACGGCTTCCTGGAGCGGCGTCAGGCGGTGGCGATATTCGCGAACGAACGTGACGGTCTTCATACGCCTCTCCTCAATCAGGCCTGCCGCCCACGAAGTTCGAACCCGGCCGCCGCGGTATCCCGCGCGACGCTCTCGATCATCCAGATGCCAACGAAGGGGCCTTCCAGGAACTGGATGCGGTCCTCGGTGGTGATCTCTGGGCCGTCCAGCGTGGCTGCAAGCACGATGATGCGCCGGTCCTTCTCGGCGAAGCCTTCGGTCTGGCGCATGGCGAGCGTGGCGGCATCAACCTGTGCCTGGCAGCTGCGCTTGGTAGGCTCGCCGGTGCCGGGGATGATGCTGCCCCCGTCGTCGTACTCGATCTCGCCTTGGGTGATGATCTGGGCAGGCCAGAAGATGCCCCCAAATGCCTGCGAGAACGCAAGGCCGATGTCTGCGAAGGCTTGGTCTAGCATGGCGTGCCTACGAATCCGATCAAGACGGGTCCGCCGAACAGCCGCCGCTGGATCTCCGCGAACTGCTGCCCGTAGACCGTGGCCGCGTATCCACCTTTGGCGCGCTGGGCGACAACCGTATCCGACACGCTGGCGGAGAAGGTGCCCGATTTGAAACTGGTCGCGCCGGTGACCGCCAGCATCACCGCGCCCGGTGCGCCGCCGATCCCATTGAGCGCGAGAAGATGGGCGGTCAGCAGCTCGGTCGCATCCTGCTGCTCGTCGCCATAGTTCTCGCCGACGCGGGCCTCTGCCTTGGTTGCCCAGGCGGCATAGGGCGGCTCCGTCAGCGTGGAGAAGGCCGGGTATGTGGCCTTGAACTGTTCGAGGGGCAAGCGGGTGTAGGGCACGGCTCAGGCCTTGCCCTTGCGCGGCGAGGGGGCGGGGGCCGGGGCGTTCGGTGCCTCGACCTCGCGGACCTCGTACATGCCGAACGCTCGCAGGGAGGTGAGATAGGTCGGCTCGAAGTTTGCCGACACAACGCCCAGCGCGGGCAGGCGCTTCGGGCCGTCCAGCGTTTCGAGGTCGAAGGGCGAGTTGGTCAGGTTCTTGATCTCGTGCATCGTCGTCTCCAACGAAAAGGCCCGCCCGGTTAAAGGCGGGCCTCATGTGGTTCAGGCCTTGGCCGATCAGGCCGGGACAGGGGTAACCGCGTCGCCGTAGCTGATGGCGTTGGGGCGGGTGATGTCGAGCGGGCCGGTGCGGGCGATGCCGGGAACCGTGAAGTTCAGCGGGCCGTCCTGGTAGATCGGCAAGAACCGATACGGCATCGGGACCCACAGCTTGAGCATGTCCGGCGAGTTGCGATAGGCAACCGCGCGACCGCCGCCAGCGATGCCGACCGTGGCCTTGTTCTTCAGTTCGTCAAGCGAGCGGATGGTGAGCGGCTGACCAGTGCGGCGGGTGTATTCGTTGTTCGCCGCGATGTATTGCATGATCGACATGTTGGGGTTGGTCACGCCGAACGGCGTGGCGACCAGATGGTCCAGAGCCATATCGGGAAGAAGGAGCGTGTCCTTGACGATGCGGCCCGGTCCGGGCTTGCCGAGCAGCAGCATGTTTACGTCGCGGACGATCTGCGTCGGGGTCTTGTTGCCCACCGGCGCGTCGGCGGGGCCGGTCGCCCATGCCGAGGTGCCATCGGTGCCGTCAGCGGGCAGGGGCGTCGGGGTGACATAGCCGCTGTTGACGAGACCCTTCCAGCCCTTCGTGTCCGAACCGACCAGAAGGTTGTCCCACATGAAGACCTGCGAACCGAAGCGGGCGGCCTCGGCCTTGCGCTGGGTTAGCGGGTAGTTCTGGAACTGAGCCTTGCCCAGCTCCTCGACGTTCCACTGGTAGCCGATCGCGTACATGTCGAAGTCGAGGCCGACCTTATCCAGGTTCACGCCCGCCAGCGGGATATCCTTGGCCGCGCCGGTCTGCCATTCGGCCTTGCCGAACTTGTCGCCGATCAGGGTGTCCATGCCGTCCACCCACTCGGGCAGCGAGGTATCGACGGTGACGAGCGAGGCGATATCCATTTCGGGATATTCGATCTCGTAGACGTTGGTGTTGACCACGCGGCTCGCCTGGGTGGCGAAGCTGAAGACCTGCGCCGCGTCCATCATGTTGATGCTCATTGATGTTGCTCCGGATTAAGCGGCTGCGGGCGGGATGCGGCGCAGGCGGATGGGGACAAGCCCGCCCGCCGCCACGGTGGCGTCGAACTCGGCATTCGGGATCAGGGTGTTGGAGCCAGCGGTGCTGGTGTAACCCTTGTTCGCCGCGTTCCAGTACACCGGCGTGCGCTTGGTGCAGGTCTGGTAGGCAGCGCCAGCGATCACGCCGCTTTCGCAGACGGGCACGTTGGCGTTGATGGGGAACAGGCCGTTCACGTCGGCGCTCGGCGACCATTCGGTCAGGCCGCGGAACTTGCCGGTGGTGAAGGGGGCCACCTGTTCACCGGTGGTGCCGTCCTGCACAGGTTCGGCCAGGCCGATGCCCGCGACCTGGGCGATGCCGGTCAGGGTGTTCCATTCTTCCATGTTGACGCGCTGGCCCTTGCCGTAGGAGGCCGGGTGATCGTTGAAGACGGTCTGAAGCGGGGGCATGGTGCAATCCTCCTTATGCGGCCTTGCCGGTCAGGCGACCGACCATGCGCTGATATGCGGCGTCCTCCGCCTGCACGGCGGCGTCACCGATGATGGTGGGCGAGCCGATCGACTGCACGCCGCTGTGCTCGACCTTGGTGTCCTTGGTCAGGACCGCGAACGAGGCGGCAATCTGATCGGCGGTCCAGCCCTTGGCCGCGTCACCCATCTGCTTCGAGACGGTGGCCGACATGATCGCGGCTTCGTCCATCTCGTCGGAGACGGTGACGCCGAGGGCCTTGGCCTTGCCAGCAGTTACCAGCAGGGCCTTGCCAGCGTCACGCAGCTGGGCCGGGGTCGGCTTCGCGTCCTTCACCTGCTGTTCGAGCGTGGTGATCTTCGCGTCCTTGGTCTGGCCCTCGGCGGTGAGGGTGGCGACCTGGGTTTCGAGGCCTGCGACTTTGCCGTTGGCAGCGTCACGAGCGGTCATGAGGGTGGTGATGGTCGTAGCGGCGATGTCCGCGTTCGACACGTCGACGGAAAGCCCGTCGATGAGAACGATCTTCGGCACAGGGCTCTCCTGAGTGAGGGAATCGAGAATGTTGGAGGGAAGGGCGTCGCAGACGGCGAACCCGTCCTTGATGGCGCATTCGGAACCGGCGCGGCCGCGATCGACCAGTGCAACGTGGTTTCCGAAGATGGACTTCTGGCGGGCCTGGCACTTGGTGCCGTCGGGTGCCGTGAAGTCGCCGAATTCGAGGTCACTGCTGTAGCCGTTGCTCAGCTCGCGTTTGCCGCCGTCCACCTTGGCAATGGCCTCGGCGTCGGTCAGCAGCAGGTCGAAGGCGAGGTAATCGCCATCGCGCATCGCGCCCATGATCGTGCCACGTGCGTGATCGCGCCAGTTGGCGGTGGTGACAGGATCGGCGGGGTGGTCGTCGGTGACCGGCTTGCCGATGAAGCTGCGGACGGACTTCTCGTCGAAGACGGTGCTGTCGTCGCGGAGCACGTTGACCAGCTCGGTATCGCGCAGGCCGTGCTTGTTGTCGGGATCTACCTCGGAGCCACCGTACTGATAGACACCGGTACGCGCCGCGCGTGCGCGAACGGCCATGGCGCCGCCTTCGATCCGGCGCGGAGCATCAAGAGTGAGGGTGTCCCGAAATTGCATGAGCCGCAACGTATGCGGCTCATGGGTCGCGTTTTACCGCGCTTAGCTGCTAGCGTTCTGAATAACTTCGGCTACCGCTTCCAGATAGCCGTGAACGGATATCCAGTCTTCCTTGTCGAAACTGACAATAGTGTGGCTTTCGTCTCGCGCGTTCACCGTCAACTTCCGAACTAGACAGGGGTTGATCGCGATTTGCCCGCCGGCACTTCGTTCCAGAATTATCATCTTCATCAAAAATATTTCCTCGGTTCGATTGAGCCACGGAGCGTACTGAGGGCAATGGATTTTCGCTAGTGTGCTAATCGAACGTCACCACCGCCTGCGACCGGTAGCCGCAGTTGGGCAGCCTACCGGCAGGACCTTCGGCGCCACCTTGTTGTTTCGATCCTTGCGTCTCGCGCGTGATATGTCTCGTGCGAGACATGACCTTACCGCAACCGGTCAGATGCGCGTGAAAGTCTCTTCGGAATCGAACGTGGTGAAAGTGCCGTCAGCGTTCTGGGAGGCATCTACGCCCCCATCCGTGAAGAACTCTGTCGAACCCGGCACGCGCCGAGCCGGGCCGCTGGTCGGCTTCCAATTGGTATAGTTCTGCCTTTCGACGATTATCCGGCGGGCACCGCTAGGAGAAACAACCTCAAATCGGTCTTTCTCTGACATCACTCTTTCTCCATTGCTGCATCGATCATGGCTGACCAAGCATCCACGGCATCAGGAAAGAATTCCGAAGCCGGAGTACAGCCGTCTGCATCTCCAAAGTTGGCAAGATCGGCGATGATGATGCCACCTTTTTCAACAATCTGCTGGCTCGGCTCCCTGATTGCCTGGAGGACGGCGTGGGCCTCTGGGAGATAGTCCATCCACAAAGGCTTGCCGTCCATGGTGGCGCCGGGAGGGTTGTTGTCCAGCTCACAGAGAGCCCGGGCGGCCCGTTCGAGGGGTGACTTCATGGCTCGAATCCAATCTGCACTTTGGCGGCCTCGATCAAATCAGAGGCCTGCTGGTAGAGAATAGGGCTCCCGGCCGTCATGCCGGAGAGTACCCGCAGCTTCTCGCGCAGGTAGACCTTTGCGAAACCCGGATCACGCTCGACGATCGAGCGGGTATTGCTGATGAAGTCCGCGAGCTTGACCGTCTGCCCTTCCGGCGAGATCGTCGCCAACCTGGCGGCTTCGGCCGCCTTGCGTGTTGCTCGGTTCCCCTCGTGGCACTGGTCCGTAAGTTCCATGACCAGGACCGCAACGGCCTCCCCGAACTCGCGTGCGATATCGTCGCGCGTGACTGGCGTGTCCTCGATCGTGTCGTGGAGCAGGGCGGCCGCCAGCATCTCGTCGGTGTGCTCGACCCCGCGCACAATCTCCATCACTTCGATCGGGTGATTGATGTAGGGTTCGCCGGTGTACTTGCGGGTCTGCCCGATGCTTCCGTGGGCCTCTGCGGCGAACGCAAGGGCGCGATCAACGAGGGGCGATTGATCGGGCGCAGGGGGGCGTGTATCGATTTCGGTAGCCATAGTCGTTCCTTCATAACGATCTTGGTCAGGGTCGGCGGTGTTAGCGCACCGCTGGCCCGATCATACCACGGCGGGAATCGGCGGGGAAGCGGTCAGTCGTCGAAGTGGATGACGGCTTGAGATCTGCAACCGCAGTAGGGAAGGCGTCCCGGCAGGTCCTGCGGTGCCGTATCATCGGTGTATTCCTTCCCATCCCGCGCCTGGTGATCCGCGCGCGGGTGGGCCTTCCGGCTATGCCGCCAGATCCATGTGTCGATACCTGCTTCCCGCCGCCGCTCATCCGCGAGGGCGCTGGTCAGCTTGTTGAGCTGGTCCGAGGCGATCCGGGTCGACCGGCTGCGGCTCATGCCCACGCTGTCCCGGATCGTCTTCGCCACCTCGCGCGCCGGGGTGCGGTTTCGCAGGCCATCGAACACGGCGTTGCTGATCTTCTGGCGCGTCACATCGGACACGTCCTTGACCAGGGCGACGTTCCACTCGATCGAGGTCTCTAGGCTGGCGCGCACGTCACCGGCCCCGATCATGGTGTCGAGGTCCACGCCGGTGGCCGACAGGACCGCGCCGCGCCACTTGCCGCGGAACCACTGCTCGGTTCGCAGCGCCCAATCGCGCACCTCCGGCGTAAGCAGCAGCACAAGCCGGTTGATCTGCTCGGCAGCGCCGTCGATCTCGGCCCGCACGTCAGCCGGCGCGTCTGTTGTCATCTCGGAGACGGTGGCGGCATAGGCGGCGATGATGCGTTCTGCACCGGATGCCCACGCTTGAACCACAGGGTTATACACAGACCGAAACAAGTTCGTCGCAAGCGCTCCCGGAGGATCGATGTCGCGCAGGACGATCGAGCGCTTGCGCATGCCCGGCTTGGCCCGGCGTGCCATGGCTGCGAGGTCATAGCGGGCCACTACTCGGCCTCCGCGGGCTTCCCGTCATTGGCAGCCCGGCGAGGCGGCACGCTTCCATTCGCGCCGCCTGCGCCTTCGAGATTAGGATCACCTCCTTCAGCCGCTATGGCAGACGGGTCCGTACCGTCGTCGTCCGGGTTCAACCCGAACCTCTCGTTTTCGGGGATCTCGGCAAGCGCCTGGTCGAGACCGGGGATATACTCCCGCTCGGTCATCAGGTTCTGGAGGCCCTTCGCGAATGCCTCGTCGGGAATCGCGCCGGTCGCCTGCAGCTTGGTCACCGCGTCCATGGTGACGTTGAAGGTATCTGCCTCTTCCTTTTCGGTCGGAACCGAGAGCGGGGCGAACTTCCAGGTCACCTTGGCCGGATCGGCGCCCGCCGAGCGGATCAGGAATGGGTCTAGCTGCTCAAGGCAGGGCCGGGTCTCCAGCTTCTGGCCGGAGACAACCGCCTTGTTCCAGTTGTCCATGTCGTGCTGGCCGGTGGCGTTCATGCCAGCGGGGGAGCGGCCCAGCAGGCGGGTGAAGGGGATGTCGGACACGGCGGAGACGCGCTGGTCGAAGGCGTCCATCATCGCCGGGATGCCTGCCCAGGTCACCTGATAGTCGGTGATCGTCTCGCCTGCGTCGTCCTGACCGCCCGACGAGCGGTAGACCGTGGCATTGAGGCTGCTTTCGCCCAGCGCAATAACCTCGATGCGCTTGTTCAGCTGCTCCGGGTCGCGGCTGTCGAGGTCGGGGATACCGATGCGTAGGAGCTTGGCCTTGCGGACCAGCGCGGCGAACCACGCCTGCGTCTCGTCGGAGCGGGTAACCTCGCTGTAGACGCGCAGCAGGCGGCTATCGCCCCAGAACGCCTCGTCGTCGGCCACTGCCCATCCGGCGGGCAGGCGGGCGCCACGAAAACAGATGACGCGGCTTGGGTGAATGCGGACCTGATCGCCCTTGTCGCCCTGCATTTCCCACGTGGTGGGTTCGCCGTAGCGCGGGGACGCGAGGTCCTTGATCCAGTCCTTGCCAGTGATCTGCCAGCGGGAGACGACGTTGATGGCGACGATGCCGCCCTTGCGGACCTGATCGGGCTTCAACTCGCTCGCATGATCACCGGCGGTGATGATGATAAGGGCACCGCCGCCGATACCGCGCAGGTTCTCGGCTTCCTGCACCTTGGCCTGGAGCGAGTGGCGGCGCTCTTCCGCCTCGATCGCTTCGATGACCTTGGCATCGGCCTGCCAGTCACGCCACTCGCGTACGCGATCCTCGGCAGGGATGCTGATCACCTTCCGCATCATGCCGGACGACATGTAGGCGGCGATTGCAAGCTGGTGGGTGAAGATGCCGGAGAGGGCGGTAGCGGTTCCGCCCATACGGCTGAACGGGTTCAGGCGGCCGACTGCCTCGAACGCGCCTCGGAGGTTGTCGGTGATCCAGGCCATGCGGGGAGCGTATTGAATCGGGACACTGCAATTTACCGCCTTCGGCCTAACCCTTTTGGATGAGAGAGTGATCACTCCGAATCATTAAGGAGAAGAGTTGTGGCGGACAGACCATACCCATCATTCTTGATTTATAAGGACGCGAAGGGCGAATATCGTTGGCGATACCAAGCGTCAAACGCCAAGATCATAGCTGATAGCGGGGAAGGCTATGTCTCAAAGGCAGATTGCCTAAGAGGCATCAATCTAGTTCAGAACAGTGGTAACAGCCCTGTCTGGAAGTCAAAGGGCGTCGAATAGTCAAAGCAGGTTGTCCATCGAGTACCCTGCCTTGCCCATCATCAGCTCGGTCATAGCCCAGACCATCGCATCAGCCCGGTCTGGGCTTCCCTCTCCGACGTAGCCAGCGGCGGTGAAGTTGCACATCTGGTCCTCCAGGTCGGGGAAGCTGCCGACGTGGCTAACCTTGCCCTGCTCGTAGAGTGCGGCGATCGGCTCGGCGCGGATCACCTTGCCGCGTGTGGCGGTGACCTCCTTGAACCGGGTCTTGATGCCCGCTGCGCGCAACACAGCCCCCACCATGGCCCCGCCGAAGTTCCGCTCGGCGACGATGCAGTCTGCGCCCCAGCGCTCGGCCACCTCGGCGACACGGCGGCCCCATCCCTCGGGTGACAGATTGCAGGTGGCATCCTCCAACACATAGGCCCGGCCGTCTATGCCCTTGCCGGAAGCGATGATGCCGATGTCGTCGCCCCCGCCGTCGCCCTTGGTGCCCGAGGGGTCGACCGATACCACGATGCGCTGCATGTCGGGCAGGGCGCCCTTGTCGATGCGGAAGCGGTCAATGCCCGGTATCTCGCCGCCCTCGGTTTGCCGGTCCTCCAGCGTCCACAGCGCGCCGTTGACGTCGCTGGCCCATTCACCCGCCTCGAAGCGCAGACGCTGCGCAGCGCTCATGGAGGCGAGTACGTCGAAGTATTCCGCGGGCAGGTTGTCCGCGTTGTCCGACGGGTTCACCTTCATTTCTGCATAGTCGTCGGGGTTCGGCAGCGCCTCCTTCGTGCCGGGCTTTAGCTTGGCGCGGAACAGCTGGTAGGACCAGTGCAGCTTGCTCGGCGGGTTGCAGTCGAAGTAGGCCTTGAGCGCGAGGTGCGTCCGCCCGGTGGCGGCGGCAATCTCTGGAGCCAGCTCGCACTTCTGTGCCAGGCGGGACATGGCCATTTCGACCGAGCCCCACGGGATCTGCGAGGACTCGTTGAAGTAGAGCGTCACATACTCGGCGCCGAGGATCTTCTCGACGCGCTCCTTGTCATCGAGGCCAGCGATCCAGATCTGGGAGCCGTTCGGAAGCTCGTAGTAAAAATCGGTCTTGTCAGGGCGGCATCGCAGGGCCGGGAAGCACAGCTTCAGCACCTTCGGCAGGGTGTCGGCCCATACCGAGGTCTTCGCGTGGTTGAAGCGGAAGCGGAAGATCGCGTGCCGGGAACCGGGCGCATTGATGGCGCGCTGGATGATCGCACGGCAAAGGATGAATGTTTTGCCCGAGCGCGAGCCGCCGCGGAGCATGATGTTACGCGCGGTTGATGCAAGCAACCGGTTGGCTTCGCGTTGACGCGGCGTAAGGCGTGCTGTCACTGTTGTATCTCGCGGCCGGTGGGCTGGGCGCATTGATATGGGGGGCAAAGTTGAGGCAACTTGTTATCGCGGGGGTTATGGGCGCCGCCGGAGGGATCGTTGGAGCGGCCACCGGCTTCGCCATAAATCATGGCATGACGGAGGGATCCCTGTTCTCGCTGGCTGGCGCGATCATCGGTGCGGGTGCTGCAGTCTACGGGGCGTTTCTCACCGTCCAGATGACAGCACGAGATGATGCTCGGAAGGCTCGCTCGTACCTCAAGGCCAGCGCGGATAGTATCCGGATATCCGCTGCGGAGTTGCTGCAGCCATTCGAACCCAACCCCGAAGAATACGAGCCATTTCGGCTGAGGTTTGAGGCTGTGACAGAGGCGGTGAACTCGATCCTCTTTGAGGCGCCTCATCTTTCCGATGATGAGCTTCTTCGTCGGGCTGGTTGGATGTTCGAGATGCAAAAGCTGCGCCGCGCCGTCCTTGAAGGCAAGGCCGCGTTGATCCGCCTGCGCGACGACCCGGATCTGCAAAACGGGCACCAGCAAGCTTTCCCGCCCAGATTGCAATCGGTTTCCGATACCGCGATGAACATTCAGTTGTTGGCACAACATGCGATCGCTGCCTTGGATCGCCATTAACCTCAAAGCTCCGCGTCCTCTTGCAAGACCGTCACTGCGATGCCGCCGGTGTGCTCGACCTTCTCCTTGAAGGCCTGCACGTCGATGTGCTTGCCGATCAGGTCGATGCGCTTGATCCGGTCGCTGATCTTGATCTTCGTCACGGTGCCGATGCCCTCGGCCAGCCGCTCGACCTCGACACCGGCCACGAGGCCCTGTCGCCAGATCAGCGGCCACTCGTGGACGGGCTTCACGCTGCCGTCCTCGCGGTAAAGGTCGGCAAGGTCTGCCTCTACCTCTGCACCAAGGCGGGAGAGCACCCAGTCGGCATTGATCCGGGTCCGCTGCGAGCGTTCAGCCTGGGCGGCTGAGACGGCTGCCGCGACCTCAGCATTCTTCAACAGGCGCTCACCCTGCGAATAAGCCGTCTTCGCGCTGTATCCTGCCCGAATGGCTGCCTGAGTGGCGTTCAGGTCGATCAGGTACTCGTTGACGAATGCGGACTGCCTGGCGTTCATCGCGCAGCCTCCTCCTTCAGGAACCGCTTGCGTTCCGCCGCCATGCGCTTCGCCCCGATCGCCTTGCGCCAGGCGAGCACCGTGGACTTACCCCAGATCTGTTCGACCCGGCGCCATCCGTGCTTCTTGAACTTCTCCATGAACTCCGGCGGGATGGGCTTCGGTGCGGAGGTGGGCAGGAGCTTACTCTTCGACATCGGAGGCCTCGTCTTCGTCTACGATGCTGAACCCGTGAGAGGCAGCGAGCTTGAAGTGCTCGAATGCGCTCTCTCGGGCTTCGGGGGTGGCGCGGTTCCAGGCGCGGACGATCAGGGTGCAGAGCGTGCTGTCCGTGTCGTCGTCGGCGAAGTTGGCACCGGTCTCATAACGGCGTTGGGTCACATGCTCCCGGAGGGCGTTGACCGGCAGGTGGTCGGTGCTGGCGCGCTTGAGCAGGGGGAGGGCTTCGTCTTGGGGAAGCGAGGCGACTGCGGCGTAGTGGTCTACCGACAGGTTGCGATCGCGCAGGGCCGGGGGGAACGTGGTCGCGGCCTTGAGCGCGTCCTTAAGACGCTTCGGGGCAAGGCCGAGGTTCTCCGACAGGAAGTCGAAGCCGGATTGCGTGAGGTATCCTGCCTCTTTGCCCTCAGCCATCCAGTCGGCCAAAAGCCAGTCGCATTCCCGGCGTTGGTCGGCGAGGCCACGGCCGCGCTCGATCCATTCTTCCTGGGTGGTGGAAGGTCTACCGGCGGGGATGACGGTCACTATGGCGTTCATGCCGATGCTACGGGCTTACTGGGCCGTCCTCGTGCCATCTTCAGTTTCCCTGACTTGCGGCGCCGCGGAAATCCTCCAGCGCATCTGACATCAGGTCACTCGCCGATCTCGCTTCAGCAGCGTCAGTTGGCCGTTGCATCGAGCACATCAGCGCGCCGAGGCGGTCGAGCTGAAGCCGGCGCTCAGCTACCAGCGGATCGGCAATCGCACGGATTTCGCCCACGCTCGGGATGAAGCCGTTGCTGCGGGATTTGACCGCATCATCGATTGCAAAGCCCAGAAGATCATGCGGAAGATCCTCCATCATCCGGGCGGTCTCAGCGAGCCAGATCGCGAGGTCCTGCGCGGCGGCCGGATGGCGTCCGATCGAAAACATCGCTGCCAGCACCGTCAATCGATCGACGATCCAGCGGTGCGGTGCTGGCTGCATCGACAGCGAAAGGTCGTCGTGCGCCTGCTCGATCTCGTGGAACCACACGGCATGGTCCCGGATCACGGCTCTGGCATGGTCCACACTCCAGGGCGCTGAGCCATCGTGGACGAAGGCTCGATCAGTCAACACCAAGCAGACCTCGGGCGGTAGTGAGGGCGTCGCAGGTGGAGCCTCGAATGCTCGCAAGGCGGGGGTTGCCATTGGCGAGATCGCTGGTGTGGTCATCGAAGTTTCCTTCACGGATTTTCCTGAGATTTGCGGGCTTCAGAACCCAATCGAGCGTCGGCACGAAGCCGTTCCGGGAGGTATCGCCACGGAGGAACGAGGATCCTCGGATGGTCGATAGGATTTCATCCCAGCCAGCCAATCCTCCGGTTTCCTTGAGCCGGGCAGCCAGGCCCAAGTTGAACAGTGCTGGCAGAACATGCGGGGAACGTCAGGCGTTAAGTAGCTGATTTTGCTGGTAGTGGATTTGGCGGCAAAATGGGGTGTG